TCGGCTGGTCGGGAACTGTCGCCTGGGTGGAGTGGCAGCTTGCCGGCGGCGACACCGGGCAGAAGTGGGTGGCTCGACGAGCCGCCCCCCAGGAGATCGAAGAGCGTGCCGTGAGCCTTGTGCCGAGTGAGGGCATGGCATCATGCGCCCGCAACGGGCTGAAGCTCCACGAAGAAGGCCGATCTGGCGACGGACTCAAGCCTGAGACTGTTTCGCGTGCAAAGCGGATCGCCGCCCGCGAAGAACTGACGCCCGAGCACGTTCGCGAGATGCGTGCGTGGTTCGCACGGCACAAAGTTGATCGCAAGGCGGGCTGGGATAAGGCCGGCAGTGAGACTCCCGGTTTTGTAGCGCACGAACTCTGGGGGGGAGACGCGGCCGTGTCTTGGAGTGAGGCCAAGGTCAAGCAGATGGACGGCGATAAGGCCGACGAAAAACGCGAAGACGCCGTTGTCGAAGTGCCCGTCGCAGTCGTCGAAGAGGCGGCACCAGTAGTCGTCGAAGCGCCGAAGCAGGAACGCGGCGAAGACTTCGCAGGAAAGATCGCATCTCTCAAAGCGACAATTCTGCGGAACAGTTTGCACGGCAACAACTAGTAACTGTAGGCTACATAGATAGACATTGCTTCACGACGGAAGTCGTGAGGGGCAGTGCGAGCGATCTGAGGATTCAGGTCTGCGGCGCGCTAGCGGGATCACCCGCCGGCCGCAGCATTTCGCGTTGGCCGGCTCAAACTAGGAGCAGGCCAAATGGCATCGAATCTCAAGCGTCTTCAGGATCGTGCTGCGGCCATCGCCGCCCGTATGACCGAACTGGCCGCCGTGGCCGAGCGTTCGGAAGATCAGACCGTCGAACTGCGGAAGCTCTCCGGCGAGGCCGACGCCGTCAAGGCCGATCTGGACTTCGAGTCGATGATCGCTGCCAAGGAGCGTGAACTCCGCTCGGTCGTCGAGGTCGCCGCCCCGGCTGTTGTTGCCGCTCCGGCTCCTGAAGCCCCCAAGACCGAGATTCGTGCGGTCGGCGTCCACCACACCCAGCTTCGTGCTTTCAACGACTCGCCCGAGGCTGTCGAGAGTGCCTACCGCTGCGGCCGCTGGCTGCGTGCCCATGCGTTCAAGCACGCTGACGACATCCGTTGGTGCAAGGATCACGGCGTCGAGGCCCGCGCTCTCAACGAGGGCAGCAACTCGGCGGGCGGTGCCCTGGTTCCAGAGGAGTTTGCCGCTCGCGTGATCCGCTTGACAGAAACTTTCGGCACGTTCGCAGCGTCGAACGTCGAGAAGATCGTCATGTCGCGGGACACGATGATTATCCCCAAACGAGTAACGGGCACGACAGCGTATTTTTTGGGCGAAGGAACTGCGGTGCAGGAATCTGAGCCGACCTACGCAAACGTGCAGCTTATTGCCAAAAAATTGGCCTGCGGCACGAGAATGTCGAGCGAAATCGTCGAAGATGCTCTCGTCTCGATTGCAGATGCCGTGGCAACAGAATTCGCAACGAGCTTGGCGCTCAAGCAGGACTTGTGCGCCTGGTTGGGTAGCGGCGACTCCGGTTCGGGCGGTATCTACGGCATCGTGCCAAAGGTCAACGATGGCACGCACACCGCTGGCGTTCTGACCGCCGGCACGGGCGCAACGGGCTTCGAGAGCCTGACGATCACCGACTTCATCAAGATGATCGGCCGGATGCCTCTCTACGCCCGACAGGGTGCAGCGTTTTACATCTCGCCGGCTGGCTTCGCTGCCTCGATGGCCCGCCTCCGCTACGCGGCTGGCGGCAACACCGTCGAGCAGGTTGGCAGCGGCGTCAACGAGCAGTTCCTCGGATTTCCGGTGAACCTAATTCATGTCATGGACAGCACGCTCGGTGCTGATCCCTCCAAGGTGAAGGTGCTGTTCGCGAACCTCGGACTCTCGAGCATCTACGCTCGTCGCCGGGACTTCTCGGTCAAGCTCTACGATCAGGTCTACGCGACCACTGATCAACTTTTGCTCCAGGGAACGAGCCGCTTCGACATTGTCCATCACTCGCTCGGCGACAACACGACCGCCGGCCCGGTGATCGCTCTCAAGACCGCGGCGTCTTGAGCCTAAAACAACAACCTCTTAGAAGGAGAACCCTGTCCCATGCTTCATTCGCAAATGGAAAAGGTTGTCTCGGCCGTCCCCACGGCTGTCGGCAGCAGCGCAGTGACCCTGACGATTGACACCCTCGGCTACGATCACGCGAGCGTGACTGTCCTTCGTGCCAGCAACGCCTCGACGGTGTTCGCCAGCGTACTGAAGATCGAGCACTCGGACGACAACTCGTCCTACTCCGATCTGTCGGGCTTCGTCGGCGGCACCGACTTCACGATCCCGGTCGTGTCCGACACCGCGTCGGCCGCCGCCGTGAAGCTCGACGTGAACACGCAGGCGAAGAAGCGTTACCTCAAGGTGACCGCGACCCCCGCCGTGAGCGTGAACACTGTTGTGACGGCTCGGCTGTCCCGTGGCGAAAACGCCCCGGCCACCGCGTCGGAAGCTGGCTGCATCGGTTGGGTTAAGGGCTGATCCCGTATCTGCGGGACGGCCATGACGGCCGACAAAGGCGCAAGGATGCGCGCCCGCTCCAAATAAGGAGCGAATCGTGCTACTGCGTATCGGTAATGTCGAAGCGGAAATAAAAGTCGCGGCGGTGATGTCCACCCCGCGACTTGGATTCACAGACAATTTCTTCTGCGTCTCGTCGGCACTGGCCCCACACGGCATCAGTCCTATCAAGGTCACTGGTGCTTTCTGGGGTCAGTGCCTTCAGCGAGCGATGGAACAGGTCGTGGACACCCACGACGTGATCCTCACCCTTGACTATGACACTGTCTTCAATGCGAAGACCGTCGAGGCTCTGCTCGCCCTCCTGCTCCACTCGGGGTATGACGCTATCGCTCCGCTTCAGACGAAGCGGGAAGCCAACGCAGTCATGTTCGCCCTGCCGGGCAGCGATCTGGACGAGAAGACGACAGTCGGCGGCGACTTCTTCAGTAAGGTGATCCAGCCGGTGGAGACGGCCCACTTCGGCCTCACGTTCCTGCGAACGGCGGCTCTAAAGAAGATGAAGAAGCCGTGGTTCCTCGCCAGGGCGAGCGAAACGGGCGAGTTCGACGGCGGGCACGTTGACGAAGATATAGCGTTTTGGAGGTCGTGGGCCGCTTGCGGCAACACGCTCGGCATCGCCACTCACGTCAGCGTCGGGCACGCCGAACTGATGGTCACATGGCCGTCGAGGACGGACGCCAGCGGCAAGGTGCAGCAGCACACGACCGAATACTGGAATGGCGGCCAGAAGGCACCAGAGAACGCCTGGGGGCAAGTCCATTGAGAATCCGAGTGCTTCAGAATTTCGACTGCTACGAACAGGGTCAGGTCTTCCAAGACTGGCCGGCGGGGATGTGCGATCTGCTCATTCGCCGAGGTCTGATCGAAGAAGTTGAGACGGCAGAAGCCGTGCCCGAGGCGATTGAACGGGCCGATATGGGCGTAAGAACGAAGCCAAAGCAGAGGAAGTAATGGACACGATTGTCTTCGGAACCCCGCAGAAGCCGACCGCGACGATTACGCCGTATCGGAGTCTGCGCCGAATCACGCAGCCGGCCGTCGAGCCGGTGAGCTTGGCCTTCGCCAAGACGCACGCCCGCGTCGATACGGATGCCGACGATCTCTACATCCAGTCTCTGATCTCCGTCGCGCGCGAGTATGTAGAGGACATTTTAGATATCACGCTCTGCACAACCGTTTGGGAGGTCAAATATGACTTGTTCCCAATCTGGGCGATCATCCTGCCCCGGCTGCCGATGCAGGATAAGACGATTACGGTGACCTACCGAAACGGCGACGGCGTCTACGGGACGCTCTCGAGCGCGAACAACGGATTTCAGGTCGATGCCAGCGTCCTGCCTGGGCGAATCTATCCGCAGTGGGCGACCGCGTGGCCGGCGACTCGAGGCGACGAGAACTCGGTCACGGTGCGGTACACCGCAGGCTACGGCGACGACGGGCAGGCAGCCCCCAGAGTGGCAAAGCACCTTATCTGCATCCTCGTCGCCCACTGGTATGACACGCGCCAGCCGGCCGTCACAGGAGCGCCGCAGTCGGTTCCGCAGACGTTTGAGACGCTCCTGGCCGCGGCCAGCATGGGGGTATACCGATGACCGTTCGTGCCAGAATCGACGTTGACGCCGTCTACCACGACACCGATGGCACCTCGCTGACGGTCGGGACGCTCTCTGAGCATCTGGCCCCGGCCCTGACGACGGCCCAGACCATCGGCCGCAGCGTCGGCACGGCATCGGTGCAGATCGTCGGCACCACGCCGCTCTCTACCCTGGTCGTGAAGAACACAGGCAACAGCGTCCTGCGGCTGGCCGGCAGCGTCGATGTGGCCGCGGGCAGGCTTGCCGTGCTGCCTGTGACGGCGACGATCACCGTGTCGGCGCCGTCGGGCTCGGGATCGTACACCGCCATATGGATGGGGTGAGCAATGATCAACTCCGGCGCGATGCGCGAGCGGGTCACGATCCAGAAGCCTGTCGAGAACCAAAGCTCGTTCGGTGAGACGACGCTCTCCTGGGAGGACGAAGGGACGGTCTACGCCAACATCATGGGCGTGAGGGCCGCCGACTACTTCGCGGCCCAGCAGTCTGGCGTGCTCGTCACCCACCGCATCCGCATCCGTTTCTTTCCTAGCATCACTCACCAGCACCGGCTGATCTGGCGTGGCCGGGTGATGGAGATCAGCAGCGTGCTCGAGCGAGAGACTCGTTCTGTCCATGAAATCTTGGCACGGGAGGCTGCGACATGATTTCATCCAGCAACCCTACCCCCAGATATGTCGGCGGCGAGTCGTCCCTTGAGAAGACGAAGGGGTTCGTCACGATCAAGACCGCAGGCATCCGCGAGATGGCGAAGGAACTGGAGCGGATTGCCGCCGCCGCCGCCCCGCGGCTGCTTATGGACGCCGTGGTGAAGGCGTCGAAGCCAATCGCCACGACCTACGCCTCTGCTGCTCGCCAGATGCAGGCGACGGGCAATCTCGCCGACTCAGTGACGACGGAGAAGCGACCCTATTCGCAGGCCGCTGTCGCGATCACCGGCCCCAGGCAGACCGGCCCAGTTGGCTCGACGGACTCGGCTGTTTCGGGGAATCATGCCTGGTTGGTCGAGTTCGGCAGTGGCCGACGAAAGCCGGGTACGCAGGGCCGGCGAACATATGTAAACGTGCATCAGATGATCAACGGCAAGATGCGAAAGCACTCGTCTGCCAACGATGCCCAGTTCGCGAAGATGTCGAGGGGCTACTACTTCCTCATGGGCAGCATCGACGAGCCGACCCGTCAGGGTAAGGGAAAGTCTGGGTATTCCCGTGACTTCATGCTCGGCCAAGACGGCCGTAGCGGCGAGCAGCACCCGATCACGCTGCATCCAGGGGAAACCATTGCCCCCATGCCCGCCCACCACCTCATGGAAAAGACGATCCAGAAGACCGCTGGCGTTGTTCAGTCGCTTCTTCTCGCAGAAATCAACGCCCACCTGAACAAATATTAATGGTTATTTCGCCCGAAAAACACGTCTATCAGAAACTGGTGACCTCGCCGTCCATCGCGAGGCTCGTCGGATTTCAGGTGTTTCCGATTGCCGTCCCCAAGACTGCAACGCTCCCGTTCGTCGTCTACAAGCGGTCAAACATCATCCGCGAGTCGGCGTTGCCTGGGCCGATCTACCAGCCAGTGGTGAACCTACAGATTGCGTCATGGGCACTCTACTACGATGGCGCTCGCGAACTCGCCGACGAGGTGCGATTGGCCTTGGATGGCCGCATCGGCACGCTCTCAGGGGTTACAATTAGTGATATACGGCTTGTTTCGGAGACGGATGACTATCTAGACCCGGCCGCCGTGGGAGCACAACTCCCGCCCGCATACGAAGTTCGACAACTATTTCAGATTCGGTGGCAAGAGGCCACTGAGTAAGACTTTAGCGCAAGGAGGCGCACTATGGCAGGTGTTGCAGCGATGGGCGTGGCGATCACCTACAACTCCGTAGGTATCACGGCAACGAGCTTCAATGTTAACGATCAGATCGACAACGCTGACGGCTCGCACCTCGGGCAGTCGGTTGGTAGCCGCCGCGAGTACGTTCCGACGTTTGTGCAGCGGGAAATCTCCGTTGACTACATCGGAACCTCGATTATCTCTGTCCAGTCGGCTGCGATCAGCATCAGCGGCCCGGTCAGTTTCAGCGGAAACGCCACCCTCACGGCATCGACCGTCAGCGGCAGCGTCGGCGATTTGGTCAAAGGAAGCGCCACTTGGCGCGTGGCGTAACTCTGAGGGGGTAACCCGACATGGCCGGGGCCACCGCACAGGGAGCGACGTTTACGTTTTCCGGCTTTTCCGGCGCGATCACCGGAATATCGGTGCAGATGCCAACGGCGCAGGTCACAGACATGACCGCTGCCGCAGACGGCCTGGGCTACAGCTTTATGGTGCCGACCGGCGAATGGGCCGGCGGCACCATAACTGTGGACTTCTTAACAACCAATGCCGACCCGCAGTCTTTCGTGCGGAAGGTCGGGCAGCTTACGTTCGCATCGACTGGCTATTCAATCAGCCGCCAAGTCATCTGCGAGTCGGCCACTGTCGGAGCGCAGGCAGGCGAAATCGTTCGCGGATCGCTCAAGTTCTTAATGACTGATTACCAAGGCTCATGACCGGCAGGATGCCGATTTAAACATATTTTCGGAGTAGATCGACATGGCTCTTGACCGTAAAAGCATCCTGGCCGCCGACGACGTTCGCAAAGAGAAGGTAGCTGTTCCAGAGTGGGGCGGCGACGTTTTTCTTAGCGTCCTTACCGGCACCGACCGCGACCGTTTCGAGGAGAGCTACTCGGAGCAGAAGATGAAGGCGTTCCGCATTCGCTTCCTGCTCTTGGCTCTGTGCGACGAGAAGGGCAAGCGTCTCTTCGACGACGACGAAAGCGACATCCTCGGCAAGAAGTCGTCGGTTGTGATCAACCGTCTCTTCGAGGCTGGCTGGAAGCTGAACGCTTTCACGCAGGAGGCAGTTGATGCCTTGGGGGAAGATTCGCCGCTCGCCCCGAGCGACGATTCTACTTCAGGCTAGCAGCCACGCTTGGGATGAGCGTCAAGCGGCTGTTGCAGGAGATGGACAGCAAGGAGATCGCTGAGTGGTACGCATTCGACCAGCGATGGCCTCTTCCAGACCCCTGGGGGCAGACTGCCAGACTGTGCCGGATAATCATGGCGGCGTCTGGGAACTACAAGAAACACGACATCCCCGACGAGGCCGTTTTTATTCCGAGTGTGGTCAAGGCAGAGCAGACTGAGAATCAGATTCTCAATGAACTGATGAAGTTGAATATGCCAATTCAGGAATGAAGCGATGAGCGGCTATCTCGGCAAGATCAGTGCGATTGTCACGGCGAACACGGCCGACTTCCAGGCCAAGCTTGAGGGCGGCGGTGCCGCCGTCCGCAAGTTCTCTCGCGAGGTGCAATCGAACATCACCAAGTCGATGGGTGATGTCGAGAAGTCGATCCAAAGCATCTACACCCCGCTTCAGCGACTGGAAGGGTCGCTGAAAGCGGCGGGTAGCCTGAAGCTCAGTTTCCAAGGATTCAAGGGTGCGATTAAGGACGTTGAGGAACTAAAAGGCAGACTTGGTAGCCTGAACTCGCAGCAACTCAAGATCGTCCTAGACCAGAGCGGCCTAAAGAGCCTCAAGGAAGTTCGCTCAGTTCTTCGCGAGGTCAGTAACCGAGATATACGGTTGTTCGACGCAGCCGGCAGCTTGCAGGCGTTGCAGAAAATCCAGGCTGGGCTGAATACCGCTCGAGGGCAGCGGAAGCTTGCCAAGCTCGGGATCGACGAGTCGGAGCTTGATGCTCTGATTCAGAAGTTCCGTCGATTCCCACGACAGCGCATCGAGGCCGTCATCAATGTCCTCGGCCAAGATATGCTGGATGCCTCGTTCACCAAGGCGAGGCAGTTGTTCTCGCTATCCGAGCAGATTAACAAACCGCTGATGGCGGCAGTTGATAGTTTTGGGAGGCTATCGCGAGAAGTGCAGGCTGGTTTCATTCCAGCACTCGGAGCGGCCCAGAACGAGGCACAGAACCTAGCCGACGACATCAAGAATGCCTGCGTTATTGGGCAGGGCAGATTCGACGATGTCGAAAGCAGCGTGCAGAGGGTAACGGTCGCGATCAAGCAGTTGAGCGAAGCCTCGGCGTTGGTTGGCAGTCTCAAGACTGGAAACGAACTGGCTTTCGACCAGCCTGGGCTGAACGCTGCCCTCACCCGCGGCGTCAAGTTCGGCAACGACGCGCAGTCGCAGATGGCCGTGTCTGGCATTGCTCGCGCAAATTCTGGTGACGTGTCCAACGCTCTTCAGCGGATCATGGCTGAGTCGAAGCGCGCCGAGGCGATCCTGGCTGACTTAAAGAGTGCCGAGCAACTCGGGTTGGCGGGGTACGCCAATGGACTCCGAAAAGACCTCGCAGACGTTGCCGCCGAAATTAACAAGGTTCTTGACGTTGCCGAGACAAAGATCGACCTTCAGGTCACCACCACGGCGGCCAAGGCCGTTGTCGATCAACTCGGAAACAAGCTGAAGGAACTCCAGGCTCTCGCCGATTTCAGCATCACCGGCAATTTCCAAGACTCGCAGCAGACTGTCTCGGCGATTCAAGAAATCATCGGGATGATGGACAAACTGAACGCGGCGCAGAAGACCGCGATGCAGCCGCAGATCAACTCGCTCATCGATGCTGCACGGCCCGACGCCAGCACGGGGGTTGTCGATCTCGCGAAATTCAAGTCTGTCTACGATGTGCTCAAGGCCGACATCGAAGCTGGCACCAAGCTAAACCTTGATACCGCGGCGGCACAGAAGGCGATTGACGACTTCGACGCCAAGATAAAGAACCTTGAGGACGACTCGAACTTTGCGATCACGGCCCAGGTTCAGAATCAAGCTCAAGCCGAAGCGGAGATTAAAAAGCTCATCGGCAGAATGAGCGAGCTTGACGCCGCCGGCCGCGCCGCCATGCAGCCGACCGCCGACGCCGCGATTAGTTCGCTGAGTGCGAAGGACGCCAGCGGTGCCCCAGATATCGA